CGGTCATAAGCTTTCGACCAGTGTTTCCGTAAGAGAACGTTCTATTATCACCGGAAAGATTAATAATTCCAGCTTCTGTTGCGCGAATACCAATATTACGTAAATGTACATTATCGTCATTCGCTAGTTCTAAGAACAAATATGGATTTCTGCGTGCGAACACAAGCAAATCTCGTTTAAGCTCTTTAGAGCTCATCTGAGTTACCTTAGATCCGATTTCTGCACGCATAATAGCTTCTGCAATATCAACATCCATAGTTTGAGCGGTGTTCATGGCTAATAATTCTGTTTCAATCATATCAACCTCTTCAATAGCATCTTCTTCTGGCTTAATTTCTACAATGCGCCCATCTAAAGTCATTGGGTGATAAAGCGATAAAAACTTTTGTAAAACCGGGTTTTCTTTTTCAACAAAAAGATTTCCGTTTTCAAAATAAATTCTACCTAAAGTTACCGCACCTTGCTGTTCGTCTACAAAACAGGATTGTTGATTTGTAGCATACCTCAGCTCTCTATTATACCCTTTTTCTTTATCGAAATAAAGTAGCGGTGAATTTTGTGAATGTCGAGATTGTACAACGTGTATCATAGGTGTTTTATTACCTGAAAGTTGATACAACCTGTCTTTAAATTCCCATTTTTGTTCTACAGGCTTAGCAGGCATTGGTGGAGTTTCATCCGTAAACGTTACCTTTGGTGCTTCAACCTGTGTAGGCGTTTCTTTTTTAGCCGGTGCCTTTTTAGCCGGCGTTTTTTTAGCTTGTGCCATGATATAATATAATTAAATAAGAGAAATAATTACCCCCGTCACGAAGACGAGGGTAATATTATGTGTGTATTATTTTTTCAACAATACAAAGTTATTAGCTGCTTGAACACAAAGAGCGCGCTCAGACAAGTAATGAACTTCCATTTTATCGTCTGCGCTGGTGTAGTTACCGCCTACAGAACCAGTTACCCAAGACTTAAAGCGACGGTCGTCAGCTTGTGAAGCACGGTAACGTACGTGTAAGAATGGACGAGAAATGTTCTGACCTAAAATTTCATCATATACAGATGAAGTTCCAGCTGGAACAATAATACCTTGAATATCATCAATCAACCCACGAGTGGTAGAATCATTCAAGTATTTCCAATCTGTTTTGTAGAAATCGTAAGAACCACGACGGAAACCTGTAAACCCTAGGTTTAAAGCAATTTCTTCATCGTTTTCAAACACTCCGTAAGAAGTACCACCAGCACCGTAAGAGTTTTGAGCAGCCAACATGTTATCCAACTCTAATGCTTTAGCACGGTTTAAGAACATCATGTTTTCCTCAATAGCTCCTTGCTTGTCTAGTTGCTTAAGGATGTCGTCAATTTCGCTAAGACCACCAGCACCATCGAAATCAGTACCCGTGTATACAATACCACGGTCTTCAACAGCTTCAAACAAACCTTCAGAACCCGTAGTTTTGCTCGTAGTTAAAGCGGCGTTTGTAGCTTTTTCTGCTTCCACCATAGCCATTTCTAATTGGTCCATAAAGCGCAAGCGAGACTCGTGCTCAGACTTTAAGTACCACATGTAACCGCTAGTACCCATTTCAGTTGTTACCTCAATCCAGCCGATTGATGCAACGTCTGAACCATCAACTGCAAACTTATCACGAAGGATAATAGGCTTGTTGTCAAAAGTTGTAACAGGAGCGGTTAAAGATACACCTGAATCGGAAGACCCTTTTTCGTATTCAGAACCGTATACAAATACAGAACAATTAGCAGTAGCGTCTGCAAATCCAGCTGCGCCTAAATCATTATGACCGTAGGGCTCAACAGCTAAAACAGCTGCGTTTCTGCTCATTACTCTCGCTTTAGAAGCTACATTACCTTTTGCAATAATTACAGTAGCACCTACGGGTATTGTGTTTGCGTCATCAGCACTGGCCATTGTAAGGTTACCGCCATCACCAGTGTATGTACCGTCGTTACCATTAGCGGTAGTAATAGTTACGTCGTTAAATGATACGTGTAAACGACCTTGCTCAGACCAAATAATGCGGTCAGAAGACATAGGCATTTCAGCGCCTACCATTTGTAGGAATCCAGAAATAGTACGCTTACCGAAACGCTCTACTTCTTTTTCATAAACTTCTGGAAGATATTGTTGCGTCCAGAAATTTGCTTGTGTTAAATCGAGGTAGTTTTCCCCGCTAACAGACTTCGTTGAGCGTGGAGATACGCCCGAAGGAAGATTGTTACTTACTTGTGTTGCCATTTTTTAATAAGTTTAAATGGATTATTTATTTTTTAAAACGTGTTTTAAATGAAACATTTTGCCCTTCATCTACCGTACGTACGCTAAAGCCATTATTAGACGCAGAATTATCATAAACCCCTCTCGGGCTCATATCTACGTTTTTTGCCTTAGCGATACTATTTTTAAGAGCATCGGATTTACCCTGCTCGTAAAAATGTTGCGCTATTTGATCGGCATTCATTGCTGTAAACAAAGATTTATGATAACCCTTAGCATCTGACAATTCCCCCTTTTCATTCAAGAACTTCTTGGTAAAGTTGTTAATGTCGCTTTGAGCATCTTTAACCTGGCTAGCGTTTTTCACATTAAAGCGAAATTTTTTGTCTCCAACATTAAAATCAAAACCTTTGAAATTGTTAAAAACTTTATCGCTTGCTGATTTAAACTGCATAGCCTGCTTCTCAGCTATTTCATTTTCTTTATTATAACGATTGAAAAACTCAACCGCTTTTTGCTGTTCTGGATTTAAGCGTGATCCCGCTTTAATCTCATTGTAGTATTTATTTTTAAGACCTTCTAAGTGGTTTTTAGCATTTGCAATAGCTTGCTTACGCTCTACTTTTTTACGTCTTACTTCTCTTTCATCATCTAGCTCTTCATCGTACGAAAACTTATCTTCTAGCATAAAGCTAATATCTTCGTTGTCTAGATTCGGATTGGTATTTCTATAATATTCGCGAAGTAGAGCATCTTCATTTAACGCGGCATAATCGGTATTAAGTCTTACGTAGTCCTCTAAAGTACCACCTGTTTCGTTAATAAACTCTACTACTTTTTCAATATTTTCAGGAAGAGGTTCACCTGTTTCTTCAGCTTTCTGTACAGCTTCTGCAACCTCTTGTTCAGTAGCTTGCTCTTCAACTTCCTCTGTTTCTTCTTCTGCTATTTCTTGCAGTACAGTCTCCTCTTCGGTTTCTTCAACTACTTTTTCTTCTTCGGTGTCCCGTACTTCTTCAACCACTTCTTGGCTACCTTCTTCGTTTCCGGGTTGTTCGACAACAGCATCGCTGTCATCTGTGCTTTGCTCTTGAACGGCATTTTTTGTAAAATCTAATTTAATGTCGCCGTCGTCGTTTACTCCGACTGCGGGTTTGATTTCTTCACTCATGATAAAATATTATATAATTATATACTGTTATTATTACTTAGGATCGAAAGTACCTAAACCGAAACCACCGCCAAGTATGTCGTTACCAGCAGATTCAAAGTTTTTAGGCGAGGTTTCTTTCTTTCTTTGGTCTATAAGTTCGCTTTGTTGAGTAGCTTGAATTTTTGTTCTTTCGTCTTTACGGTCTTCTTTTTCTTTTGTATTAGATTTAGCAACCTCAGCTTCCATGTTTTTTATCTTCATGTTAAAGTCGAACTCAAGTGCCATTAATTCTTTTTTAGCCATGACCTCAGCTTCCATTTTACTTGCGTCTAACTGTGCCTTCATTTGCTCTAGCTGCATTTTTGCCTGTGTGCTAGCTTGCGTTTTTTGTATTTCTAGCTGAGCCGCTGCTTGTTGCTGCTGCGCGTTGGCCTGCGCCTGCGCTTGCATATTTTGTTGTTTTGCAAGTTGGTCTCTTTGGAACTTCTTTCCTTTGCGTATTTTTAAAACTTGGTTAGCTGTTTTAATATTTTTAACCTCTCTAATATCTATAGCGTCATCTAAATCAATTAAGCCGGCAGATAAAGCTGTTTGTATATTATTTTCCAGCCTAGCTTTTTCTTCATCGTCTGGAGCAAGCTCTAAGAATATACCAAAGTCGTGTATATGTAAGTTTTTAATATCAGCTAAAGTAGCTACATTAAATCCACCTATTTTTTGTATAAACGCTTCACGAGAATCACTATACTCTATAATATCAGATATTCTTAAAGATAGTTTCTCCGCTGTTTCTTTTGTTAAATATAATCCAGAGTCTAATATATGCCTTGTAGCTGTATTTGAATTTGCCGCAGCCAACTTTTGCACACCAACTAAAGCTCTTGAATCAGGTGTTGAACCGTCACGTGCTTCATTAAGACCCGTTACATCACGAATCATTTGCATGTAATAGTTATACGTTTGTATAAGCGTTTGTAGTTTTTGTCCACCAGCGCCGGTTTGTAAAGGCTGTATAGGCACTTTACCTGGGTTCATGTCGCCCTCTTGTGTAAATGAGCGCCCGATAACAGAACCTGTTTGAAAGAACATATTAAGCGCCTCTTGCGGATTATAGTTTGTACCGTTACCTAAATCGATTTCAGCAAGTCCATCTGCATCAAGATATACACCATCGGGCATCATTTTTTGCATTACTTGCTGCAGCTTTAAATGTGTCAGCTGTATCATATCAGCAAAACCAGTACATCTACTAACTAATGATTCAATTCTGCCCTTATACATCCTAGGAGCAACGATACTGTAGTTCATTTTAACTTTAGTATAATCGCTTTTAGGGCGAAGCATGTTTTTACACAACTCCCATTTTAAAAGTATATCAGAACCCACGACTATAGCGCCATCAAATAGCGTTTCAACCGGTCTTTCTAAAATGCCAAACTCATCGCTTGCTGGTGGTTGATAATCATCATTTCTTTCAATAACCTTATCAGCGCCGCTGGCTGTTATCTTTGTCTTGTATACTTCCTTTAAATATGTTTTATAATTAAAATATAAAACTTGCACGGTGTTATCGTCTTTACCGCCTCTTCTGCTGTAAGACTCCTGTGTGCCTCCTGAATAAAGCTTGCCTGTTCCTTTAATCTTTTTTAACTGATCATCAGTAAGGTTAGGAAACTCTTTTACTAATTCATTAATCGGTATAGTTTTGACTTCACCTGCATAATAAATATCTTCAAAGTACGGTGATTCAGTATAAGAATATACAAGATTTGCTGGATCAACATATTTTACCGTAGCTCCTTCTGATTTTGAAAAGTTTGTTTTTACCGCTCCAATACCT